TGACCTGAATGAATCGGAATGTCGGCGCGAAGTTTTGGCGTGATATAAAAGTCATCGTTCATGTAGATGAATTCACCGCCACGTTCACGGGCAAACGTCAACATTTTATTCGTCACGTCCGCACCACGAATGTTGTTCAGTTGTGGACATGGAATGTTGTCAATGGTTGCGACCTTGTCACCAACGGTCACGATGTGCGCTTCAGGGAACGACATTCGAATGAATCGGATTGATTGTTGAATGTCGAATTCGTCACGGCTTTTTCGGTAGGGGAATACAAATGTCATCGAACAAATTTACATATTATATTAACATGAGAAAAGAACTACCAGTTTACGAAATCATGATTGATTTGAATGATCCAGAAACAACCGTTTCATTCAATTCCATGGTTGAATTTCCAGCACATGAAAAGAACTTTGAATTGTTTTCAAAGGAACGTGTGAAATATCACTTTAACGAAGAACAACAAATCGTCACTGGAATTGCCATTTCAGCGGACACACCGATTTATCGATACGATGAAAAATCGAAAGAAGAATACTATGTCGTATTCACAAAGCAAGCGGTTCGTGACATCGTGCTTGATTACGCGCGTCGAAACAATTTCAACAACGTGAATCTTGACCACAATCCACACAAGGTCGTTGACGGGGTGTTCATGATTATGTCTTATCAAATTGACAACGAACGTGGATTCACCGCACCTGAAAGATTCAAGGACGCGAACGACGGTTCATGGTTGACCGTTACAAAGTTACTGACAAGGCGTTGTTTGAAAAAGCAAAGAACGGCGAATTCAACGGATTCTCGATTGAAGGTGTTTTCAATTTAATCGAAACGGACAACACAATTGAAAGTGATTTCCAAGCAATCTTGAAAGAAGTTGAATTGTGGCGAAGAAATACCGAACGAATTCGAATGTTCAATGACTATCCTGAAGCGGTATCGAATAACGCGAAACGTGGTCTTGAACTGAATGAAAAGAACGGGAACAAATGTGCAACAAGGGTTGGTCGTTTACGCGCAACGACCTTGGCAAATCGTGACACCGTATCGCTTGAAATAATCAAAAGAATGTATTCGTATTTATCACGCGCCGAAGTTTACTACAATGAAAGCGACACAAGCGCTTGCGGAACGATTTCATTCTTGATGTGGGGTGGCAAAGCTGGACTTCGATGGACTGAAGCGAAGCTGAAGGAACTTGGTGAAATGTAAATTTTCGAACAACTTTACATAATATAAAAAACACAATATGAACGCTTACGAAAAAGTAATGAACGAACTTGGTAAAATCAAGTCAATGTTCGAAACGGCAACCGAACAAACGTTCGAAACCGCAACTTTATTAGACGGTGAAACGACCATTGAATTTGATTCACTTGAAGCTGGTCAACAAGTTTTCATCGTGACCGACGAAGGTCGAATTCCAGCACCAGAAGGAACACATGCACTTGGTGGTGAATACACTGGTGTAACAATCACCGTTGACGCTGACGGCTTTATTTCCGAAGTTACTGACGAACGTGGAAATGAAGAAGTAACAACCGAAGAAACAAGCGCTGAATTTGAAGCGGTGTCCGCTGAAATTTTGCCTGAAGTATTAGAAGGTGTTACCGAAATAATCGCGTCCGAACTTGGTCTTGAAATGGACAAAGCTTACGACGTCGCAAGCGCCGTGATCACCAAGATAAACGAAATGACTTCAAGCGAAGAAACTGAAGCGGTCGAAGAATCAATGTCCGCTGAAGCGATTGAAGGAATAATCAATGGAAAACTTTCAACCTTGACAACTACTTTCGAAGCGGTTGTTGAAAGCTTGAAAAGTATTTCCGATGACAACGCGTCACTTCGAAGTGAAATTGCGTCTTTGAAAGCTGACTTCGAAAGCTTCAAGGCAATGCCGTCGAACGAAACAAAAGAAAGCGAAAAATTTTCGCGAGCTGGCAACTTGACTGCTAAACAACAATTTTTGAAACAATACAAAAACCTATAAAAATGTCTATTAAAAAGTATGTAAAATCGAATTTCGATTATGATGTGGCTGGATTGTCACCGTATGTTGACGAACAACGTGAAGATTTAATTCACCGTTCCGTTACCGAAGCACAAACACTTTCCTATATTGCGATTCAACAAGGAATCAAAGGAAGTGAAGAATTAAAATTACTTAACGATTCAATCGTTTATCAAACTGGTGATTGTTCAATGTCACCTTCTGGTGATACAATCTTCACTGATCGTGCGATTTCCGTTGAAACAATTGGTTACTTAAAAAGATTTTGTCAAAAAGACCTTGCTGGATTCTGGACGCAACTTGCGCTTCGTCCGGGTGCAATGGCTGAAGACAAGACGTTACCATTCGAACAAATCTTAATCAACTACTTATTAGAATTACACGCGTTCGAATTAGAAAAATTAATCTGGCAAGGTAACAAAGCGACTGGTTCAGGGAACTTGGCGTTCATGAATGGATTCAATCAATTCTTAACAGTTGCAAACGGTTGTGTTGACTTGAACACTTCAGGTGCAACGTCAATTGACGCGACAAACGCTTATGACATTTTTTACGAAGCGTTCACGAACACACCTTCGAACATCGCTGAAGGACAAGATTTCATTTGCTTCACTGGTCGTGAGAATTTCAACTACTTATTGAAGAACTTGGTTGACCTTAATCTTTACAACTACAATCCGGGACAATTCGCAACAATGAATGAATTGCTTTTACCGGGAACAAACATGCGAGTTGTTAAAGTTAACGGATTGAACGGAACGACAAAGATTTACACTGGTCGCGCTTCACATTTCTTCTTCGGAACTGACCTTTCAAGTGACTTCGAATCTTACGATTTATGGTATTCTTTCGATGACGATGTGATTTATTTACGTTCTAAATTCCGCGCTGGTGTTCAAGTACCTTTCTTGAACCAAGTTGGAACATACGAAGGTCTATAATCAAACAAAATTAACGGCGCGTTTCGGCGCGCCTTTGTTAAACTTAAAAAAATAAAAAACGATGTCTTGTTTAATGACTACCGGGTACAATGACAGAACTTGTACAAACGGAAAAGGCGGAATCAAATCGGTGTTGTTGTTTCCTTTGGGTGCAACTTCAGGTGCGGTTGTTTCTGGAACAAACGAATTGACTTCATTGACGGTAACTGGTGAAACATTCCTTTACAAATTGAAGTCAAACTTATCAAGCTACACAGCACCAGTTCGTGTTGACAAAAACAACGGGACGTTGTGGTACGAACACGAATTGTCAATGATCCTTGCAAGCGATTCAAAAGAATTGCGTCAAGAAATTCACTTGCTTGCACAAAACGAATGTGTTTGTTTGGTTGAAAACGCTGACGGAACAATCGTGGCGCTTGGTCTTGGTGAAGGTCTTCAGGTTGCCGACGCAAACGAATACACTTCAGGTGTCTTGAAAAGCGACCGAAAAGGTCACGTGATTGTAATGCGTGGAATGGAAAACGACGAAGTTCCAGATGTAAACGCAACGCTTTACACTACCTTGTTAGCACAACAATCACCAGTTATTTAATAAATAACCTACACAATTTTAAGGGGATGGGCGTTGTCCCGTCCCTTTTTTTTGTTTAATTTAGTCGTATGGAAATTAAAAAAGAATTTATCGGTTGCAAATGTTGGTCACCAACTATGGAACGATACGTCAAAATTGAAGCTGACAAAGGTGAACTTTATTTGTCGCTTGGAATTTTGGACATTTACGAATTTGAGAAACCGAACCTTGTAAAAAAAGACAATGTTAAAAATACAAAAAAACGGAACAACACCGCTGGTGGTAACGGTGACGGAAATGACAACAATTCCGAATCCGAATTACTTGTTTGAATTCATTCATGAACAATCGTTCAACACGCAAACGTGTGTATTGAACAACATTTCACAAGGAATTCCAAGATACGATGAATTCGTTTTGATTGACGGCGTTGATGTGAATTTCATTTACGACGGTTATTACATTTACAACATTTACCAACAATCTTCACCAGCGAATCTTGATCCAGCGCAATCACAAGGACTTGTCGAAACGGGACGCGCTCATGTGATTGAAGCGGATTCACCAAGTTACGAATACGATTCACCGATTTATTTCAACATATATGAATAATAAAATCACGTCTTTGTCATTTCGCAAGGACTTTCAAAAACCTGAAGAAGAAAAAGACCGTTCACTTGGATTCACGAAGTGGGGAAAAAAGAACGACTATCCATTTTTCTTGGTGGAACTTTACAACGGTTCAGCTTATCACCAAGGAATAATAAAGAACAAAACACACTACATTGCCGGTGGTGGTCTTCAAATCGTTTCTGGAATGGTTCAACCATTCATTGACAACAAATGGTCGGACTTCGACATGAACGAAATCGCTGAACGAATGGCGTTCGACCAAGAATTGTTCGGTGGAATGGCGGTCAAAGGAACGTGGAACAAGGAACAAACAAAGGTTGTCATGTGGGAACACATTCCGATTGATATGATTCGAGCGTCGGTTGATGAAAGAACCTACTATATTTCGGATGACTGGACGGCGTTGAATCAATCACCGGAAAAAACGAACCTTCGAATTTTACCAGCTTACGACAAGGACAACCGAACCGGTTCGTTCATTCTTTACTACAAAGAACCGCACCTGAAAGGTCGAAAAGAATTAGGTGTTTATCCGAAGCCGTCTTATTATGGTGGAATCACCGCGATTCAAACGGACGTGGACATTTCAAAGTTCCACATGTACGAACTTCAAAACGGATTCAAATCCGGAACATTTATCAACTTTCCTTCTGGTTATCCAGAAACAACCGAAGAATTGAATCGACTGAAGGAAAATGTCAAAGGTCGTTCACAATCGGTCGAAGACGCTGGTGAAATCATTTTGACATTCTCAAATGGCAAAGACGAAGCACCTGAAGTTTTGTCGTTGAATGGGAACAATTTGGATCAAAGATATTTGGCGACTGAAAAAAGCGTTCAACAAAACATTCTTGTGGCGCACGCGATTACTTCACCGCAATTGTTCGGTGTTCGTCATGAAGGTTCATTCAATTCAGCGGAAGGTGACTTGTTCAACATTTTCAAAGCGACTTATGTGAACACAAAGCAAAGACGAATTGAATGGATGTTGAACTTAATGCTTGAACTCGGTGGTTATGTTGGTGAAGTTAAACTTCGTGACGTTGATCCGTTACCACAAGACACACCAGTTCAACAAGCACCAACAACCGACGGACAACCAGCACCCGAAGCGGTTGACGTTGCGAAAAGCGCGTTGAATGGCGCACAAATCGCTTCATTGATTGACGTGGTTGCGAAGATAAAAGAAGGAATCCTGACGCCACAAAGCGCGTTGTCAATTTTGCTTGCTTCATTCCCTACAATTGACGAAAGAACAGCGCGTGAAATCGTTGGTGTTCCAGCGACCACAACACCGATTGTTCAATCATGTCACAATAATCAATTCAGCGACGACGAAATAAAGGTGTTCGAACAATTCGGTGAATCGAATGACAAGTTCATCGTGTTACATTCCGAACCGATTGCGTGGGACACACCAAGCGAACAAGTGTTTTCACGAAGTCAACAACTATTCGACAAGGTTGGTGAAATTTCCGCAACGTTGACTGGTGCTGACAAAGACGTTTTGAAATTACTTTCCGACGGTGAATCAAGCGAAGCAATCGCGAAGGCGTTAAACACTTCAGTCGAAGACGTTGCGAAAATAATTGCGACGCTTCGTGAACTTGAAATTCTCACGAAGGGGGGTGAAGTGAACACGCTGGGAAAGTCCGTAATTGAAAACCTTGACATTCCGATTTCAAGGTTCGAAGTTCGTTACACTTACCGAACACGTCCGAATGTTCCCGATCCGATTACACAATCACGCGCGTTTTGCGTGAAGTTAATTGAATTAAACCGAAGTTATTCACGTCAAGATATTGACAACATTTCCGTTCGGGTTGACCGCGACGTGTGGAAATACCGAGGTGGTTGGTACACAAATCCAGACACACAAGTCACAACACCGTTTTGTCGTCACGAATGGATTCAACAATTAGTAATTGCACAATAATATGAACTATCTTTTATCCGTCGAGAATCTTAAAAAACTTGGATTGATTCACCAAAACACCGACACGAAAATTCTTGCCGTGGCGATTCGTCGAAGTCAAGACATCAATGTTCAACCAGCGTTGGGAACACCGCTTTACAAAGCTTTATTGCAACGTGTTCAAACGAATACATGGACACCGACTTATTTGACCTTGATGAATGATTACGTCGTGCCGTGTTTGGTCGCTTATGTTGACTATCGTTGCGCGTTACTATTGAACGAAAAGCTGACAAACAAATCGGTCGGTCGTGTGAACGATGAACATATTTCCGCTAACAATACACCAGATACTTACGTGTTGCGTGACCAACTTTTGAAGGACGCGCAATTCTACAAAGAACGTCTTATCGGATTCTTAATGGACGACAACGGCGACAACTATCCTGAATACATTGACTGTTGCGGATCACCTTCGATGTGTCATGAAAAAGTAACAAAAGACAACACTGGTTATTCACCGCTTAATTGGATCATATGAACAAACGGTTCACACCAAGCAAAAAAGACATTGAAAAACTGAACAAATACCTGAAGAATGGAAAAGACGTTAAACCAGTTAATGAAGGAATTCGAAACAATTGCGACCGAACACCGTCAAATAAACAGCTTCTTTCAAGGCGACTATCTTGACGCGGTGTCACGCGACGCGGTTGATTATCCTTTAATGGTTGTCACCTTACAACCGGGACAAATTAACGACTTCGGTGTTCAGGTGAACGCAATCATTTCGATCGCGGACAAATACAACATTCAGGAATACCGACAAATCAACGAAATTCATTCCGATTGTTTGTCAATTTGTAAAGATATTCATGTCATTTTGAAGCAATGGCGCTTCGAAGATTTCCTTGACGTGACTGGAACAATGGCGACGACACCATTCATCAACCGTTCACACGACGTGACGGCTGGCTGGACAATGAACATCGCGATGAATGTTTATGACAACGAAGATTGGTGTCAAATTCCTATGGACAATTATTCCTTCGGCAATGATTAATCAAGATCACCTTCGATTCTTGGCGGTTGCTTACTATGTCGCAAGCTTCACCACCGCGTTTTCATTGTGGTTCACTCATTCATTTCACATGATTATGTTCGGCTGGACAATTTTTCTTTTCAATTTATATCAAATCTTTACTGAATTACATGACAATCAAATAAACAATGAAAACTAACTTGACTTTGCTTGGCGTTTCTTTTTTATCAATTCTCGCACCAGTCACACCCATGGTGTTGATTGCGATTTGTTTCATTTGGCTTGACCTTGTGGTCGGAATTTGGCGAAGTGTAAAATTGAAAGGTTGGAAATCAATCCGTTCACGCGGAATTGCAAGGACTGTTTCAAAGTCATTAATTTATTCAGGTGGTATTGTTTCGGTGTTCATGCTTGAAAAGTATGTGATTGCTGACTTGATTGGCTTGTTTGTATCGGTTGACCTTGTGTTGACCAAGGCGTTCACATTCTTTTGTATTTTTATCGAATTGAAATCAATCAATGAATCTTATTTCGACGTAACAAAGAAGGACGTCTTGAAATCATTCAAAGAATTTATAACAGCAAAGAAACAAGAATGGGACGAATTCAAATAAGTGACTTTAACTTGATTCAGGAACGATTGTCACCGGGACAATTCATCGCTGAAGAACATCCAAAAACACAAGTGTATCTTCACCACACCGCTGGTGGTGGTGACGCGCGAAGCGTTTCAAGATTCTGGAATTCGAATTCTTCAAAGATTGCGACCGCTTTTGTGATCGGTGAACGTGGTGAAATGGTGCAATGCTTCAGTTCAAAACATTGGGCGTGGCACTTGGGTGTTGGTTCGGAAATCTTCAGGTTAAATAAATTACCTTTTCTTGACCTGAACAAGACGTCAATCGGAATTGAATTGACAAACTGGGGACCGTTGAAACAAGTGAACGGTAAATTTTACAACTACGTCAACCGCGTTGTTCCTTCGTCAATGGTCACTGAACTTGAACGACCATTCAAGAACCACAAGTTTTGGTTCAAATATACGGACGAACAAATCGAATCCACACGAAAGCTTGTGACCTACCTTTGCGAAACATACGACATTCCTATGGATTACAACGAAT